CACGGGCGGCCACCAGATTGTCGGGCGCGAGGGTGGCGACTGAGGCCCGGCCGCGCATGACGAAGCGGATCACGCCCTCGGTCTCCACCGCATCGAAGCCGAAGTGGCGCGACAGCGTGGTGATCGACGCGCGCGGGCTTTCCAGCGCGGTGATGGCGTAGCCCTCGACCGCGCCCCAGAGGCCGGTGACGTCGATGCGGTTCTCGGACAGCCCGGCGCGCAGGCAGAGATGCCGCACGAGCGCCGCCAGCGACACCGCGCCGAGCCGCCCGGTCAGCCAGTGGCCTAGCCGCCAGTTCGCGCCGTCCGTCCAGACGTCGGTCAGCGCCGGAAAGAACGGATAGGGCCGCGCGTCCCAGGTCCAGGCGGCGCATTCCGGCACATGCACCATCCGGCCGCCGTAGACCGAGGACACCGGGTTGTTCGCGGCCTCTCCCCACCAGAGATAGGTCGCCTCGAGATAGGCCCGCTGGATCGCGTCGTCGCGCCAGCCCCGCGAGAAATGCGGCGTGAAGCTCTCGGACGACTTCGGGTCGAAGAAGACGTTGGGCTGGTTCGTGCCCCGGTCGATGGCGGGACAGCCGAGCTCGGTGAACCAGATCGGCTTGGATTGAGGCACCCATGCCGTCGGGCTTCCGCTCTCCACTCCGCCGGGGCGGTCGTAATGCGCGTTCGACCACCAGCTGCGCAGGTCCTTGTAGCGGAACACCCACGGCTTGCCCGCGCCGCCATCGGTGATCGGAGTGCGGACCTGCGCGGAGCGATCAGCCGCGCTTGCGTAGAACCAGTCGAATCCTTCGCCGCCCGCGATGTTCGCCTGCAGATAGGCACGGTCGTAGATCGCGGGCCAGCCCTCTGCCGCATCGGCATGCTCGAACCCGTCGCGCCAGTCCGACAACGGCATGTAGTTGTCGATCCCGATGAAATCGATCTCCGGATCGGCCCAGAGCGGATCGAGGTGGAAGAACACGTCGCCCGAGCCGTCGCCAGGCTGGTGGCCAAAGTATTCCGACCAGTCGGCAGCGTAGCCGATCTGCGTCCCGTACCCGAGGATCGAGCGCACATCCGCGAGCAGATCCCGATAGGCCTGCACGGCGGGATAGGTGCTGGCGCCCGAGCGGATCGTGGTCAGCCCCGGCATCTCTGTCCCGATGAGAAACGCATCGACCCCGCCCGCCGCCGCGCAGAGATGGGCATAGTGCAACACCATGCGCCGCAGGCCCCAGTCGCCGGGCGTCCCTGCCCACGAGACCGACTGGCCCGCCACGCTGAACCTGGCGGGCGTCGCCGCGCCGAACAGCGCCGCGACCTGGCTTGCGGCCGTCGCCGTCTTGTCCACCGTCCCCGCGAACCCTGCCGCGGGAGAACAGGTGATCCGCCCCCGCCACGGGAAAGCAGGCTGCCCCGTCTCCGCGGCGTTGTCGGAATACGGGTTCGGCAGGGTGTTGCCGGGCGGCACGTCCATCAGGATGAAGGGATAGAAGGTCACGCGCAGCCCGCGCGCCTTCATCTCCTGGATCGCCTGCACCACAGCGAAGTCGGAGGGCGTGCCGCCATAGACGGGGCGGTCCTGATCGTCGCGGCTGACGAGGAAGGCGCTGGCGCGGCTGACGCCGTTGACCGACCAGCTGACCGGCGTCGTCGACTTGGCCGACACCTCGACGCCCGGCCGCACCTTGCACGATCCCGCGCGCAGATCGTCGCCGAACCAGGCGACGACAAGGCTGACGCTCTCGACCGCGGGCGCCATCGCCTGCAGCCGGTTCAGCGCCTCCACCATGTCGGTGGAGTCTGCCAGCGCGTTCAGGTTCTCGGGCACCGTCGCGCCGCCATCGGTCTTGCGGATCGCCTGCGTGGCGTAGGTGAACTCTCCCGACGCCGGGATCATGGTGACGGCGCGGGTCAGCCCCTCGGCGGTGTCAGGATCAGCCAGCGGTCGGAACACTTCGAAGGACAGCTGCGGCAGGCGGTTGCCGTAGGACGAGAGCGCCAGTTCCTCGAAGACCACATAGGCCGTGCCGCGATAGGCGGGCGTGCTGGCCGCTCCCATCTTCGCCGCGATGAAGGGATCGGCGGTCTGCGCCTCGTCGCCGGGGTACCAGCGCCAGGTGACGCCGGAGAGGTCCATCGGCTTGCCGTCGGCCCAGATGCGGCCGATGCCGGTGATCGGTCCCTCGCAGAGCGCCACGGCGAAGCTGGCGTAATAGAGATACTCGGTCGTCTTGACCTTGCCACCGCCGCCGCCCTTGCCGCCGCCCCGCGTGGTGGTCTTCGTCTCCTCGCGGAAATCGGTCGCCCAGATGATGTTGCCGCCCATCCGCATCCGGCCATAGAGCCGCGGGATCACCGCGCCTTCCGTCGCCGAGGTGATGCGCAGCGTGTCGAGCCGCGCGCCCTCGATGCGCTGCGTCGGCGCCAGCGACGAGATGATCCAGCTGTCAACCACCGAGCCGATGGTGGAGCCGATGAAGCCGCCAATGGTCGCGGCACTGACACCAAGGATCGCGCCGCCGATCGAACCGCCAATGGCAGCGCCGGCCGCGCCGAGAACGAGGGTGGCCATGTCGGGGTCTCAGCGTTGCGGGAACAGGAAGGCGAAGGCGATGCGCCGCCGCCAGGACGGGGTGAGCGGTTCTTCGATCACGCCCAGCCGCTCGTATGCGTGGAGGAAGGAGCCGGGCTCGGTCAGGATCCCGACATGCTTGGCGATGGCGCGGTGCTTCATGCGGAAGAGCACCAGCGCGCCGGGACCGGCCTCTACGGGAGGAACCTCGATCATCATGCGCCGCGCGCCCTCGGCCAGAACTTCGCGCGGTCCGGTCTCGCCCCAGTCCCGGCTGTAGGGCGGGATCGGGAACGGCTCTGGCCCGACCACCTCGCGCCAGACGCCGCGGGCCAGACCAAGGCAGTCGCAGCCGACACCGCGCAGGCTGGCCTGGTCGTGATACGGCGTGCCGAGCCAGGACCGCGCGATGGCGATGACGCGCGTGGGATCGGCCAATGCGAGGGGTTGCGTCACAGCACGCCTCCCTCATGGCCGCCATCCTTGGTGGCGTAGCGCAGCACGGCATCCTGGCCGGGGATGTGCGGGAAGCCGCGGAAGTTGGCGGTGTTGGCGAACTTCGCGCCGCAGGTCTCCATGCGCTTGTCGCAGCCCGCGCGGATGGTGAAGCCGTCACCCTCGGCGATCGCGCGCACCGGCGCTTCGAGCAGGGTCAGCACGGCAATGCCATCCGTGACCTCATGGCCCAGCACCTCGGTGCGCCGCCCCGCATTCGCGCCGCTCGTCCAGTCCAGCGTGCCGAAGGCGAACCAGCCAGAGGCGAAGCCGCCGAGGCCCGAGGCGGTGAAGGCGCGGTCGCGCAGGAGATCGATCACCGCCCCCGTGCCCTTGAAGGCCGGGTCCTCGAGATCGACGCCGCAGCGCGCATCGCCGACCGCGGCGTCACAAGTAGCCTGATACGTCCGCCCGACGGTCTGGCCGAGGACGTGGGCGAGCGAGCGCACCTCGGCGACGAAGGCCATCCGCCCGCGTCGGATCTGACCAATGGCGCCGCGCCGCATCAGCACGCGCTGCCCGGTATCGGCCCAGTTCACCCGCCAGACCTCGACCTCGGCGTTGTCCCAGCGGCCGTCGAGGATGTCGGTCTCGGTGATCCGGTCCGAGGTCAGCACGCCTTCCGCGTCCTGCGCATCGACAGACAGGTCGGAGCCCGAGCGGACCTCGGAGGCCGTGAGCCCGCTCTCGGGCTCGAAGTCGGTGCCATCGAAGGCGAGCGTCCGGTCGTGGTCGGTGAAGCCGAAGGCCACACCATCGGCGCGGGTGATCCGCCAGCACCAGGCCAGCGTGGTCGTGCCGTCGTCGAGATGGGCCTGCAGGGCGGGATCGAGAGATTTCATCGGCGCAGTTCCAGAAGCGGAATGGAGGTGATCGAGCCGAGCCGCTCGAGGTCGAGCGTCACGTCAAGCATATCGGTGTCGAAGCGGACGGGCACGTCGAACTCAAAGCCCCCGGTGATCGCGACGCCGGCGCCCGGCGCGGCGCTGAAGGTGACGACGCCGGTGGCGGTGTCGACCGACCAGCCGGAAGGCTGTTCGACGCCCGCCAGCGCGATGCGCAGACTGTGAGAACGGCGGTGCGAAAGTCGGCCACGGTAGCGGCGGGATGAGCCTGCTGCGGGCGGCGTAAAAGTCGGCCACCTTTACCCTTTCTGGTGACAGGGAGGGCGGGAGGATTTTCACTGTGGATTT